GGATAAGTGGCCTGCGTATAGACACCCTCTGATCCGTCAGAGCCAACAAGCAGGATCGGGATTGCTGAGGCTTGAGTTGTTTCAGCCCCAACGTGATCCAGAGTCAACTGTCCATTGGCGATAGGACCAAGCCCGGACGCCCAGAAGGTAGCTACTGCCCCCGTCTCACGTGTTCCATAGAAACCACCGATGAAGTGAAGGTCTCGATACCAATGAAGAGCCGCAGATGCGTAGAGCTGCCCCGTCATGGTGCACGCTATGATGTCCACGCCTGACACGTCCCCGCCGTTGCCGGTGTTGTCGTAGTCAGTCCAGAGCCCGTAAGCGCCAGTTAAGCACCAGGAGTTGATGATGGCGCTTTCCGAGAGCGATTCCAGCTTGATGCCAATGTACCCGCGCCGTGTTCGAATCCGTTCGATGGTTGCGAATCCGGCGTTGCGAATAGAAACGCCTCCTGAACCGATATCCCGTCCAATGTTGAAAATATCTAGGTCCTTGATGTTGACGTTCTGGATTCGATTTGAAGTGTAATCGCCGTAAGTGGCCTTTCCTTCAACAGTGATTCCAAAGTGAGTGGCGTTGGTCTTGATAATCAATGTCGTTCCCAGTCCGTCACCAGTCAGCATTAACCGCGCATAGGGAGCCCAGTAATTGGAAACTGCTGGGTTGGTATTGGTGTATCCAAGTCTGGCCTGTGCTTCGTCTAGTCGCTGAATCAACAGCGTCGACTCGAGAATGTACCCGCCTTCAGGAATGTAGACTTTCCCTCCCGGCCAATCGCGAGTGTAGCAGTAGTCAATCGCCGCCTGAATGGACGGTTGATCATCGCCGGCGTCATTAACCACGTCATTACTGTCCACCCAACTGGTTCCACGGGCGCCGAACTGCTTGACATTGACCGCTCCATCGGTGACAAGATCCCAACTCTTAGCCCCACCGCTCGCCAAAATCCTTCCGCCATACGCATTTGTCCCAGCGATGGTGTTAGTCAAAACATACGTCCCTCCACCGCCATCGCCCGGCGAGTAATATCCAAGCACATCAACACCACTTCCATCCGGAACAAGCGCAATAGGCAACGCGCGTAACGCGGCCATGTTCGCAAGCTTACGATACTGTAAGTTCACGTTAAAGAACGTAGTGCCTTTGCCCTGTGTCACCATATTGGTGTTCACAGGAACGGTCGTAGACGTGACCGTTTGAGCGGCGGCGCTAAACGTTAACAGCAAAAACAGCAAAGTCTTCATGAGAAAGTTAGTGAAAGTCCAACGATGTTGAGAGCGGGAATGGAAGAAGGATTTCGATAACCCCAACGGACATAGTATGGAGGCCCACCAGACAGGCCGGAGATGGCTACGGTCGTTGTACGCGTACCGAACGTAGTTCCAAGGGCAAGATATCCCGTTGAAAGCGGCGAGGCGAACGTAGCCGCCGCGGCAATCTCAAAGCCCACGTCGCAATCATTCGAGGTGTTGGTTTCTTGTTGAGTGTACGTAATGCGACAAATTGTCGGCGCGAAATCTAGAACAAAGATCGCGTAAGTGTTATTGACTACGTCTAGCGCGTAAGGAGTGAAAGAGGCGTTAAATGTCCCAAATGTAATTCCGACCGCGTAGTTTGACGGAACGGGTTGAAAGCTGACGTAATTGGTTGTTGCCGCCGCGGGTGTTACAGGCACCCACGCTGCACCGTTCCAACTCGGCACTTGTCCGGACGCGGCGGAGGACTGCGTTAGTTGTGATAAAGCGACAGGCAAGCCGGCGTAAAGTTCCGTGAAGTTCAGATTACACTTATCGAACGCGTCGCGGAGCGGATCTCCGGTGCTGTCGTTCGGAACTGTGCCGATGTTAATGGTTTGTTGGGGCATAAATTAAAGATTTTTTGCCATCTCCGCTTTGATCTTCGTGTAAACTGGATCTGATTTAGTAAAAGTCGAAACGTGGGTGAAGTAGAAAAGCTCGCCCGCTGTAAGCGTCGAGATAGCTGCTCTAAGTTCTGCGAGTCGTCCTTTGGCGATAGCACCGTGAATTAAATCCTCTTTGAAAATAGGCGGGTCAGGATCAACGACCGGAGCTGGCGGCGTGTAGGTCTCCCAAAGATTACGCTTAGGATGATTAGCAAATACGACATCGTTAAATTCTCGAATGTCGCTATGATCTGCAATGCGGCGATAAAGTCCCATATCAGTAAATGCGTGGATGAGTGGCAACTGTAATTCCAGCTGTGGTTAACGCAAGCCCGCCGCGCACGTCGATAATCTCGCGGACGAGTGGAGTGTAAAATCGAAGTGACTGCGGTCGGATTTGATCAGGACGGAATCCCTTAGCGAGTGCGGCGATTTCGTCTGCGTTTAGAGCGACGTTCCAAATTCCCACCTCTGCAATTATGACTGTCGCCGTTGACCCCCACGCTCCTCCGGTTCGGTTGTTTCCAACGATAACTGTATCAACCCCTGTCGGTGATCTTGAAGTCGTGTTTGACGCTGCGCTTCCTCCGTTTATGTACGCAGTCCTGCTTGTGGTGGTAGTAAATACTCCGCACGCATGGGTCCATGTATTTGCGCTGTATCCAGTGGACGATGAGGCGAATGCGTAAGACGCGCCCGCTGAAGCACCCGCTCTAACTGGGTCTCCAGCGGTTGCCCCGGCTGCCATCATTAGGAATCCATTGGTTCCACTGAACTGGTTAAGCGCCATTAGAACAAAATCTCCAGTGATATTAGGTGCATTAAACCAACACGCCATAGTCAATGGAACAGCGGTAGCAGGCGCTGTACTTGTGTTGTAGATCTGTCCGCTAGCAATTGTCTGTGCCATATTACGCTGCGCTCCTTATTTCGACTGCAATCAATTCAGCATCACCAGTCATTGTGTCAGCTCCATCGCTGGTGTCTCGATATACTTTCAACCGGTAAGCATCACCGGCAGCCATGCTGTCAATCGTGGTGATAGTAATAGAAGTCATCGCCGTCTCTCCACTTGTTCCCTCGGTGGTTGTTGTGGCTTCGGCAGCAGTATCGAAAGAATCAGAGTCGTTGTCCGTTGTAGCATTCATCACCATGAATGCAACACCCCAGCGACAATCACCAGATGTAGCAGTGGTTGCCATCCAATGAAGCCTAACAATCAGACCAGACCCAAGAGAAGCGGCTTCAACCATAATGCCGTTGAAGATTGCGGCTTCTTCTGTGGTGTCGTCGAAATCAAGAACAGCAATGCTGTTGCGGGTGTCTAGCGTTGCAAAGGCAGAAGCGGGAGGTTGATTTTCCAGAGGCGTAAATACCGCATACGTCTTTGTGCCACCACCTCCGCCGCCGGCCGCCTGAAACGTCGGCAAAGCTCCAGCGCCGTTGGATGTCAGGACTTGTCCAGCTGTGCCTACGCTAGCGATTGATTGAACGGCACCGGTTGATGTTGTTCCGCCACAGATCACCGCGTAGGCAGTAAGACTTGCAGCACCAGTTCCTCCTCCTGCAACAGGAAGACCTGTGGCGTTAGTAAGTGTCAGTGCTGACGGAGTTCCAAGATTGGGTGTGGTTAGCGTAGGAGATGTAGCAAATACTAATGCTCCAGAACCTGTTTCGTCGGTTACTGCCGCGGCAAGGTTAGCGGACGACGGCGTTGCTAGAAAGGTTGCAACGTTAGTTCCAAGTCCGGTGATCGAACTAACGGCCGGGGTTATGGTTGTGTTTCCTGCCGCAGTCAACAGACCCTTAGCATTAACAGTGAAAGTTCCAACTTGTGTAGCGGAACCAAACGAACCAACGTTGGCGTTGACGGTTGCAAGCGTTACAGCAAAAGAACCAGTACCACTTCCTGTTGCATCGCCTGTGAGGGTTATTGTTTGATCACCGGTGTTTGTCCCACTTACAGTAGCGTTCGCGGCGGCAGTCAACGTAAAAGTTGACAAGCTCAACGTACCGCTTCCGGACGAGATAGTCTGTCCGTTAACCGTTGTTGGAGTAATCGCCCCGAGCGTAAGAGTAATTGCCGGCGTCGTGGTTGCGTTTGCAACTGAACCACTGACGCCATTGGCTGTGACTACGGAGACGGTTGTGACAGAACCTCCACCAGAAGGCGTTGCCCACGTTCCATCACCGCGCCAGAAGGTTGAGGCTGAGGCGGATGTTCCTGAGTTTAGATTGCCGACAGGAAGATTTCCGCTTACTTGACTTGCCAACGCTACATTCTGTAATGCCCAAGTATTAACGCCTGTCCGTTGAAGAACACCCGTTCCAGTTAACGCGCCGATCGCAGTAAGGTCTGCGTCTAGCGGTTGTGAAGCGGCCTGGGCCGCGGCCGCGGAACCAGCGACATCATAGAGAGAAGAAAGCGAAGGAATGTCTGCGAGGACAAGAGTACGAAAAGCCGCAGTTGCTGCTGCACCAGTCGTCGGACCGGCCCAAACTGTGTTGGCGTTTTGAACGGCGACGGTAAACGTCAGCGTTCCGGTTGTAGTTACTGGAGAACCACTGACATTGAAAATGTTGGGCGCGGCCAGTCCAACCGATAATACAGTTCCGAGTCCTCCGGACGAGTAAAGCTCGGTAAAGTTGTCATTACACTTAATGAACGAGTCACGAAGTGTATCGCCCGTACCGTCGTTTGGCGCTGCGCCTACGTTGATGATCTCTTGTGGCATTAGAAGTCGTAGTCAGCGGTGTAAGTCGTAAGATCGGCGGTCAGGATTGTAGTATCTGCGCGGTAAATAACAGTCGGATTATCACAAACAAGGGCCACACTAAGGCCGCCAGCTTCATCATCGAAAATCCACGGCGCACAATAGTCAGACGTTGTGACATTGATGATGCGATAAGTCGGCGGGGTTGTGGAAGTATCGCTGTCGTTGTTATTGTTGTACGTCTGGCCGACCGACAAGAAGCCCGGAACGGGCGGATCGAATATTCCAACGACTGTGAAGAACGTTCCAGTGTCGAAGTTCTTAAGTTGCAGACAATTCGTTGCAACGACTTGATAGTTTCCATCCAGTGCAGGTTCGCCCGCGGGCCCGATTGCCATTTGCGGATTGGTGTCATCGCCGATGATGAACACTGTGTACCAGACACCCTGGAAAGACTTAACCTGGAACTGATCTCCGCTAATGCGGACGTTTTGCCATACAGCTTGATCAATAGGAACGACAGCGATGACCGTGTAAGGGGCATTCGCTCGTCGCCATTTGAGATTGTATGTAGGCATATGCTAAAAGGAACATTCGGCTGAACCGAATGTTCGTGTTTAGAACACGCTTACAACTGAGGAACGTAGGTAATGCTGTAAGAAGCAGTACCAACCGTGCGAACAGTCAAGCCGCGCGACACGCCGAGCGGCATCGAAGCGTCGTCAGGAGTGACGATGCCGGACGCAGGAACGATCGTGTAGAACACGCGGTTCGCTTCGTTCGTGGCCGCGGCGACAGTGTAGGTGTAAGGATACAAGACCGTGTTAGTTAAGCTCACAGACACACCAGTCGACGCGGTGTACGTAGAAACGCGGTTAGTTAGATAAGAACCCGCCGCGGTATAAGACGGACGGACGATGTTAGTCGAGGACGCGGAGTTGTTGTCGTAGAAGACAACAGCGTTCGCGGCGCCAGACGTATCATAGACCGTCAGCGAAACAATGCTCGCAGGCGTGGAGAGAAGCAAGGTCGTAGTCGCGGCGCTGATAGTGCCAGACTTAGTGACCTGCCCGAAGACTGCGCTCAGTGAAAGAAACGCAGCCGCAAACAGTACGAATAGTTTATTCATGTGATTAGACAGTTGCAGCCAACGAAGGAGCGAGCAAGCGACGATACACGACAGGAATGGCGTTACGAGCCGTCTTAGGCAAGTAGCCAACCGTCACGTGAGAGATAAGCTGAACGTATTCAGCGTATTTGTTGGAGTCGTAAACTCCGCTGCCATAGTTAACCAGAACGTCGTCCGTGAGGATGACTTCGCCATTCCAGCGCATCTTGTTGAACTTCGACGTGGAGATGGACGCCTGGTTAAAAGGTGCGGGCGGCGGGCCGACGGGCAAGTCTTGACCGGCTTCATCACCTTCAAACACAGCGACGGCGTAAGGAGCCTGCGTGTAGGAAGGATTCGGCTGGGTCTCGTAATTGTACGTGGTGCCGTAGGTGATGTCAGCGAGTTCGACTTCGATTTCAGGCTGAGGAAACACGCCATCAACATCGAAGCGAAGCGCAGAGCCTTGCCATTCTTGAAGGAACGTCACGTTGTCGCTGATGACGCCGGCAAAACCGGAGTTCAACAGGTTCATCGCGAGCGGCTTAACGTTCAACACATGAGTGTCGAACTGAAGCGCATTGTAAACGCCAGACTCCGCAGTAAGCATGAACTTACCGCGTTGAATTGCGTTTTCGCCGGGCTTACCAGGCATTCCACCCCAAGGAATAATACCAGCAACGGTTTCGGCGTAGTCACGGACTGCGCAGATGTTGCGGAAGTCAAGGAATCCCGCGCGGTCAGGTCCGACTTTAGCGCCCATTGCGGCCCAGAACGCAGCATCCTTCGGAGAAGAAGCAGCAGTCGGTTCGCCGGCAACGCAAGGAATGTAAGGACTTTCGCCCGCGGTGTTATTGCCAACGATGTAGATGTTCGGAGCGTAGTTGACCACATTCCAACGAGTAAAGTCGTCGTAGAAGAATGCGATCTGCCGCGTGAGATCTTTGTTCGCGAAGTTGATCTGACCGGTCCGGAAGTCAGCGAAACTCGGAACCCAGTTGAACTGGAACGATTCGAAGTATTCGTGTTTCGGACGGCCGGAATTATTACGCTCGTAATTGCTTACGACGTTGCGATTGCCCTGCGCCGTCAAGTTCTGCGGCGTAGCATACTGCCGAGACTTCGGCGAGTACTGAGGCACGATGCCAACAAGGGTGTCGCCCATGTTGGGTTTCCAATCCATTTTCGGGTACTTGTTCTTCCACCGAGAATAGTGTTCGTAATACTTGACCTGCTGCGTTGCCATCCAAACGGGCATACGAGTGTATAGCCCGTTATCCTGAACGGTCTGCAACAAGGTCGTACCAACATTAAATGATACTGGCATGTTTTAGTGTGAGTTGAGGTTAACTACCAAAAAAAGCAAAAACGCCAACGACTGTTCAAAGAAAACGAGGACTGTGATTCCCGGTTTGCCTTGAGCGCCGTTGGCGTCTCGTAGCACAGCGAGGCGTTGCCTGCTGGATATGGTCGTTAGCGAAGTTCGCTTACGGTTTTTGTGACGCAGGATTCATGCCAGACGGCACGGCCGAGGCTCGGATCAAGTCGCTGGCTTCGGCCTGAATTGCGCGGATCTTATCTTTGAAGTTTTCTAGCTGCGGAGCTTGAATTCCTTCTAAGGCCTTTTCGAGATCTTGTCGGAATGCTTCGCCGCCGCGAATTACTACGTTTAGGCGCGACGGGACGTTAACTGTCGCGCGGCCTTTCAGTGCGCCTACATGTCCTTGGTAATTGAATTCAATTGGCATATGCTTATTCGTGTTCGATAGGGATCATGTCGTCAGCTTGTCCGTCACGTTCGCCCGCGGCAGGAATTCGAGTGTTCTGAGAGCGTGACTTTCCGGCCGCATTTGACTTAGCGCGGTCGAGTTCTTTCTTCCACTTAATTCCTTGACGGGCGATTCGCTGCGTAACGACATATAACCGTTTTGTAAACTCGGTCGCAGGGTGTTTTGCAAACGATGGATCAATCTCCGCAACCATATCTCCCGCGAGTTTGTAGTTTTCTGCGTCTTCGCCTTCGAGTTTCGCCGGATCGACGTTCGGAAACATTTTCTTTTGATGTTCCTCAACGGCCTGAAGCGACTGTTTGCGCTTCGCCTGATAAGTTGTAATGAGTTCGTGCGCTTTTGACTGCACGGAATCGAGTTGGGCTTGGGCGCGATTAAGAGCCTTTTGGACGGCTATCTTGGATTGAATGTCTACGCGTCCATTTTCCGGCGCGGGAACGACTTTGTACTGCGGCGCACCTTTGTCATCGTAACCCATGAATTCTTTCCACGGTTCTCCGTTCTCGATCGCAGCAAGTTGGCGTTCGTGGTGTGAGACTTCGTGTTCGTACGCGTGGAAGGCGTCGGTGACTTTGGGCCACTCAGGCGAGAGCAAGTAGCCATCGGGGTGTTCGTAATGGAACGAAGGGATTTTGCTGGCCGCTTCACGCAATTTGGGAAGTTCTTCCATCGCGGCCTGGTACTTAGGCGCAAGCTGTTCGAACTTAGCGAACAAGTGGTTCGGGAGCGCGCGGGCAATCTCTAGCATCTCGGGATCACGGAACTTGCTGTAGTCTCGCGAACCTTTTTTGGCCGGCGCCACGGCGGCGGGCAGGGTTTCATCTTCGTCGGCGGAGTCGTCGCCGGGCTCGCCGAGGTCGTCCTCTAACGTGCGTTTCTTGTCGGCCGGAGGTGCTTCACCATTTAGATCTCCGTCGTCTGTGTCGTTATCGGACTGTTGTGCCAAGTCTCCACCGCCTTCGGCGGGGTCATCTTTAGGAGCCTTCTTGTCTCCCTTAAGACTGTCAGCGTCCAGCGTTGGAAACTTGACGCCGTCAATTGGAATCTCTTTACTCCGCCGCGAACCTTGCTCTGTGCGTGTCGGCGCCGAGGGCTCGGAGTATCCAAGATCTCCGTCGTCAAGAGAGATCTGTTCGTCTGGAACGTTCGCGGGCTGTTTGCTTTGAATGCGTTCGAACTTCGCCTGCGCGTTTGGTGCTCGCGCGGGACCGCGCGAAGTAAAGCTACGCGCTGGTGTTGAGGGTGCGGGAGCCTGTTGAGGCGCCGGCGGCGCCATTGGCGTCGGTGCGGCGGTTGGAGCGTTAACTTTCATGGATTTGGTCGAGTACTTGTTTTAGTGTTGATGTTACTGCAAGGCAATATGCCACATGAGACATGTCACCTTTTGCGCACGCCGCTTCGGCGTTCTCGTGAAAAGAACTACGCAGATTTCGCAGTTCTTCGGCAAAGATTTGGGTTTCAGGATGCCTGCGCCACAGTTCCCGCTGCGTCATTTCCTTGGATGAGGGGTAGGACCTGGGCGGAGTATGGCGCGAATTCTGGGGTGAGGTTGCCGGATTCATCGGTTACTGCTTCCTTGAGGAGTGCTGTTTTCTGCTGGTTAATCGCTTCGTTGTTTGCTTGTCCTTGTTGGAACGCAGCGATATAGGCGTTCGCGGCGCTGGGATAACGAAGGCGTAGATAATCAGCTAAGAAGATTGGCGCGACTGGAGTGTTTTGAATGATTGGCCAATCTTGCTGCATGTTGGCGATTGTCTGCTGTTTCTCAACGAAGTCAGTGTCGCCCGCGGACTTGATGTTGAACGGGATTGAGATTAAGGCTACATCGTTTGTGCCTTCTTGTGTCGGACAGAATGTAATAAGTCCGCGGATTGCTTGCGACTGAACGATACGCCACGCCGCGGAAAACACCGCGCGGAAGGAGATCGACATCATGAGCGTTTCAGACGAGTTGATCTGAGATTGCTGCTGCGTTGAGGCGTTAATCTCAGTCGCGGTCTTGCGCGAGTCTTCTCGATTCTGAACGGCCCAGGCAATTGAATTGTTCTGGACTGCGTTGAGTGTTTGCAGGTCTTGGACAACGCGCGAGAGCGATGCGTCTGGCGCGGGCGGATGAAAGAACTCCATCTTTCGATCCCAGATCTGACCGCGCTGAACTTTAAACGCAAGTTGCTTAGGCGCACCGGACTTGTCGAACGCGTCGCCCGCGGGGCTTGCCATGACCTGAGAGGTCAGCTGAGACTGATTGACGATCGAAGAGAAGATCGTACAAGCTGCTTCTTGAATCGCGAGGTCCGCTGAGGCCGCGCCGACTGTGCGCGAGATGCGTTGATCTTCTGTGATTGTCCGACGGAGCGGATAGAACGGATAGTTTGTTTCCTCTGACGGAATCCACGACTCGACCATCTGCGGCTCGAAGCTGCCCGGCGGCGTCACTAGCTCTTCTTTCTTCTCATCTACGCCGTTGTAGAATAGCGTCGGCGTGGTAAGATAGTGGTCGATGTCCGTTGCGTACCAAGTTGTCCAGACAACGCCGTCTTCCTTAAAGAAGATCCGATAGATGCACGCGTCCTGTGTGTACTCGTTTACGTCCGCGGAGTCTGAGAAGGTGTACGCGGACGAGGACTGGAGCGTTGCGATCTTTTCGCGTAGTTGTAGAACGTCGCGTTTGTTGAACTTGAACTCTTTCGCGAGGCGCGTAAGAGAGACTAGTGTTAAGGGGATTCGTTTGGCTACGAGCTTGGAGTCCTGGATTGTGTGAACTGAAAGATCAAAGAGCAAGTTTGCGCGGCCGACGTGATTGACGCTGACGTGTCCGGGCCGATCTTCTTCGGGCGTGTAAAGAACTTCGAACCAATCGTATCCTACGAACTCCGCGCCGTCCATGCACTCGATGTAAGGAATTTCCCAGTCGGTGTAAGTCATTACGCGCCAGAATTCACTCTCGACGCGCGCGGTGTCGGGCGGCGGCGCGCCAGGTAACATCAACTTCGGTTCGAAGACTGCGAGCCGATTAGCCGACTTAAGATATTGCATCTTAGTCGGTAGCTTTTGGTTAATGTTTGTATCAATGATGCGAACAGGAATGTACGTCTCGTTCGCTTCAAGCTGCCCGGACTGACGCATTGTCTCCACGTCAATCTCAAGTCGGCGAAGCTGACGCGCGGAGATTTGGTCGAGTTGAACGTCAGTGCTGAATCCGGTGTTCAGCTGTGCAAAGGTCTCTTGAAAGACTTTGAAATCCTTCAGAGATTTTGTCACCTGAGAGTTCTCGACTTCTGCCGTTGTGACTGGCTGTGGAGTATCCATTAGAGTTCCTCGGAATCTTCGCGATCGCCGTATCCGCCGCCGAGCATGGACTTCTTCGGTTCGATTTCGATCTCGATCTCGGGACCTTCATCCATTTCGCCGGGCTCGGTTGGAACGGAGTCATCTAGCTTGGTGCGCAGATAGGAACATTCTTCAGGAGATAGTTTCTCGCAGAAGTTATCCAGCCACGACATATCGGACTTTTCCGACATTTCAGGTTTCGTCATTTTATCTTCACGTTTAGGAGGGAACATAGTAATCCTGCTACGCGGCCTGGTTGTCCGATGTTAGCGCGGCCGCGACGCTGCTCGGGATTGAATTGTCGGTTGTGGATTATGGACTGGGCCGCTTCATAGGAAAGCGGGGAAAGTTTGGTTTGTCGGTTTTCTTTTTCTTGTTCGGCTTCGAGGCCGGCATAGAAGTCATCGAAGTCGATCATGCTCCACGCCATGACTGCGGCATCGACGCGGTCGGGAGATTCGCCGCCGCGCGCGCGGACTTCTGACTTGGATTCGAGTTTCATCTTGCCGTTCGTGTAAGTGAAACGGCGATCAGTTAGCTGATCAATGAAACGCTCGTCTTCGCGCGGCAAGACTAAGAGTTTATCTTCGACTAGACGTTTAAGCTTCTGCCAGAGCTCTGCGCCGCGATTAAGAAAGTAACGCTTGTCCTTCGCACCGCCGCCGAAATTGAACGCGTTGACTGGCCAGCCTGCATCGTGCAGGCGATGGATTATCGGTTTGCCCAACCCACCAGCGTCCGCTGCGATGAACTCAGCTTGAAGCCCGTACTTGACAAAGATATCAATGAGGCGGAGATGGAGATTAGGTTCGTAGGTTTCTCGGAAAGGTTCTTGGGCGACTCTGTAGTTGCCTTGCCAGATCGAGACGACTGTTTCGTCTCCGCCGAGCGCGAGGTCGACGCCTGCGACGAGTGGGAGATCATAGGTTTTTCGCGGCGGATCGGTGTATTCAATGGATGATGGTTTGATTAGGATTTCGTCAGAGTCGTCGGAGGAGAACTCTGAGTTGACTACTGAGCGATAGATCGCGGAGTTTACTCCGAAGTCGCGGATGATTTCCTTAACGCGAATGTCGTTCTCAATTAGATGCGGACAATCTTTGAGTTTGATTACGCGCGTATAGTTGACGCCAAGTCGCATTGCGTTCGGATAACGAATGCCGTCGGGGGAGTTTGCGCGCCGATAGAAATGCCCCGAGCGAGTTCCTGACGAAGAGACTTCAATCCAATGTGTCCAGCTAGAGTAACGACTAAAGCCTGAGAACAGATCATCGTCAATGTTCTTGGCCTCGTTGATGATTACCGCGAAAAAGCGGCCGGGATTGGCGTGGAAACCTTCGGCGCGCCCGGCGGTGTTTGTTACGCGGAGTTTGAGAACTGAGTCTGTTTCAAGGCACGTAATGTGAAGATCTTTGACTTCGAAGATCTTCTTGCCCATTTTCTCGTTAATGAGTTCGGCGAGATTTCGGCAATGCTTAAAAGTTTGATCGCGGACCTGATCTTCTGTGAACGAAGTTCCGATGATTGTCGCGCGAATGTGGCAGGCTAAGCCCCAGAGAATAAACCCCGCGAGAATCGTTGCGTCTTTGCCTGAGCCATTCGTGGCGACTAGATTGTAAAGAACAGGTTCTTTTGAAGTCGGAACTGTCTGAACGTCGTCAGGATACAACGGATGACTGTGTCCTGACAACCGCATGAGTTCTTCGATCTGCCACGGATAGAGATCGAAGTCTTCGTGAAAGAACAACATGAAATCCGCTGCGTTCTTGAATGGGAGCGGATTGTAAGTTTTGGAATAACCACTGGCAGTTCTTTCGACTACTTGAACAGTCTCGTCGTGTCCTCCCACGGGCGTCTCGCTCACCCGCTGTTCAAGAAGCAATCGCTCGTCGTCGCTGAGTTCTGCCAGTGGAATTTCTGTCTTCGTGGCGTTAACTCCTAACAGCCACGAAGAAAGCTCTGAGCCGCTGATGTTTCGCACGCCGGATTTCATGCGATAACGGGCGGCGCGGACAAGGTGGAAAGGGCCCCGGGGTTTTGGGCCGGGGTTTGGGAACGGGCCGGGGAGTTTTGGGCGGCGGGGCCGGGCCCGCTGGATGCTTCAATAATCTTTTCGGAAGCCTTACGCTTTTTCGCTTCAATGTCAACCATCGCTTGCTGAAGCATCATGATGTTGAAGCTAACGCCCGGCGGAGTTTTGGACTTTTCGTTCCGACCTTTTCCTTCTTCGATCAGGTAACGCAGCCCGCGCTCGCGAACGGACGGCGGGGTTTTCTCGGCGTTAAGGACTACTTCTTTGTAAGCTTGTACGAATATGTCCATCTCGTCCGCGCGGACGACTTCGTAGGCTTCAAGATTTCCGGCGGCCGCTTCTTTCAACCGATAGTTATGGTCTCCGCTCAACACGGTCTTAACTAGCGCAAGTTCTAACTCGTAGCCCTCAGCGATCTCTTCCGCAGACAACCCTTCGTTATAGGCTTGCTTGATTGAGCTGACGAGATTGGTTTGCACGACAAGGTCACCAAGCTTATGTCGTGCCAACCGTCGGCGTTAAGGTTTGTGCCAAGTCGGCGTTAAGATTGTTGGCGTGAATTGTAACTGAGTACAAAATTGTGAAAAAATTTTCTGGGGACTGTTGTTAGTCCCCGTTTCCGTTTCTGGGGAGGTCAGTCGAGAACCCTCCGTTTACGAGTGCGAATGTACGAATGTGAACTTGTTTACATGTGAGAAGGTGTTCTCAGAAGTAAGCGTTCACGGCGGAAAGGTGTTAGCTGTTGGACGCGGAGAAGTCTAGTATGTCTATCGGGATTGTCGATTAAGGTTCGCCGGGCGAAGTCGAATAGTGGCAAGACCTTAATGCCTAAGAGTTTCCGGAAATTGTTCGGACTATAAATAAAATATGTAATGGCTTCTAACTATCAAAATATAGTATATATATATATATATATAAGATATATATAAAAAGTTACAGTTTTAGACCCTAAAACACCTCATTTTGGCTCTTTTTGGGTATAATTGAGGGTAAAACGAGGCTGAATAAGAGGGTTTTCTTGTTTAGAGTGTAACTAGTTACAGCCTGAAGGAGCGAAAAGAGGAAAAGTATATATGGATGGTCTTTAAAAACGTGCTTTTGCTTTATATACTGTAATAGATTTAGTTACACTCCTAGCCCAAACGGTGCGTGGAGACGCTAGATGTCGGAAAAGCTTACAGTCTGTCGGAAAACTTTACGGCAAATTGCAAGAAAGCGTCGGTTTACTTTACATGCGTTTTGCACGGGCGTTGATCATCAAGGAGTTACAGCTTGGCATTGACGGTGCTAGTTCTCAATCGTTCATTACAAGCCGAGAAAGCTCGGACATGAGCCGCGCCAATCGCGGAAGGTTGCTAGCATGGCAGATGACTAGTGACGTATGGGATTTAAGCTTGACCCGCCCCGAAAGGGCGCACGAAGAACGGTAGGGTAATCGGAACCTGAACCTTGGGACCGGATCGTTGCAGAAGGTCAGCAAACATACGGCTACACTCCCGCAACGGTCTGAGCATACAGAACGAGCCGAAAGGCTGGATAACGGTAGCCCGTTAGAACACAAGACGGAGGACAGAAGGCGTCTAATTAGCGCCCGGCAGAATTCACTGCCGGAACTATAGGAAACCTATGTATTCAATCGTCACTCCTGAAGTCTGTATTGCTGCGCTCGCCACACTCGCCCCAGAAGGCTGGTCTTTTGAAGACGTGCAACGGAAGACGCACAACGTCATCCGCGACAGTCTCCGCGAAATTCAGTTCGCACAAAAGGCACGCAAGGACGGAGCGAAGCTTGTTCGGTTGAAAGTCAACCGCACCAAGTTCACCGCGAGCTACAGCACGGCGATGCAAGGCGACATCAAAAACGTCAAAGTGAAGATGTTAGACTTGCATGACTGGCTTTGGGATATTCATGAACTGACGGAGACTTGGGGTGAAGACTCCATCGAATCCGTCACTGTTCCCGATAGGTTGGCAGACTTCGCGAAGGCTATGTTTGTAGCCAAGGAAGCCAAAAACAAGGCTCCCGATGCGGAGACTGTCAACGCCTAAGTAATCGCGCACTAGCGAGTTAAGTCTCGTTAGATGCCTTATGTCCTCAGTTACGTGTTCTCCGCGCCAATCAAAGCGCGGTCTGCCATATAGTTAATCACAAATTGCAATCTCTTTGATTAGAGCCTTAGCAACGCTCTGAGATGTTATTTGTGTAGGGCTTAGGACGCTCTGTTAGCAAACCGATGGAACGCGATGAAGGGTGTATTACCCATTAGCGAAGTCTACCGGATAACAGTAACAGAACCGTATCCCTCTTTTGCGCAGTCGGCTAAGGACAGACGTGTTCTGTCTTTTTTGACTGCGTAAACAAGCTAGTGGAAACGATACCGTTCGAAGTGTAATAGCCGCCGCGCGCAGCGCGGTGGAGACTAAGCTCCTCAATTCGTTACCATAAGTGAAAGGTAATTACTATGTCCAAAACCTACGGTAAATACGCATTCTATGCGACGCCCACCGCGCAAACAGTCACCGCGCAGACGGCCCATGCCGCGAGGGCGCACGTAAACATTGTCCGTCCATTGAGCAAAAGGACCGCGAAGCACGACAAGCTAGCAGTACGAGCGGCGCGAGACGGAATTAAACCATTTAAGGCTCCTGATTACGCCGCGCGGAATGCTGGATTGGTTGGGACGATACATTAAGGTCTTATGAAGAACGTAGTTGAGTGTATTGGTGTTATCGTTACCTTTGGAATGGCCTTGTTCTTGTTGTTCTTTGTTTGAGGCACAAAGGTTGCTACTGGCTTGTTGGCTAACGGGATCATGGACAAGGCCGCGGATGCGGCCTGGCTAGTGATGCCCCGCGCCATTCTATGAACGCACAACAAGCTATTCAACACATCCAATCAAAACTCATGTCAAACGATCCATTAGCTAGTTTGACCTGTCGCCACTGGGCAATTGTCTTTTATTGTCACAAAGATAAGCTAATCAAAACGTATGACGCCTCCGACCCGTTGCGCGGTGTTAAAGCCTTGCAAAAGGCACATCCGGATTTGGAGTATTTGGAACTATTGCCTTGTTCTAACTCCGCCGCCGCAAACGAATATGTTAAAGCTTGTACACTTTATGGGAAGATTTACAACGCGTGCATTGATAAGCTAGAAACTAAATGACGCGTGCCAGCCGGGCGGCATCCGCCGCCCAAACCAATTAGCCATGTAGCCACGTAGCCACTCTCCGGAGTGGCCTTTTTATGCAAACCTTCCTCCCGTTCGCGAACTTTACCAACTCCGCGCGAGTCCTAGATACCCAGCGACTCGGTAAACAGCGCGTCGAAAACTTACAGATACTATCCGCCCTAATCTTCCCGTCCTACGGCTGGCAAGCACATCCGGCGGTCAACATCTGGCGCGGACACGGACAGGCACTACTCGATTACCACGAAGCCATCTGTGCCGAATGGACTCGGCGCGGTTACAAGGACACTTGTTTAACCAAGTTCAAAGCTCTTCTCGCCGGACGGACATTCCTTTCCGACAAACTTCCGTCCATTATCGGCCATGAACCATTTCACGCGTCGCACCGCGCGGCCTTACTACACAAAAACTTCAAACATTACTCCACCTTTGGTTGGACTGAAATCCCTCAACTTAACTACGTTTGGAAATTATGAACATCCTCAACCAACAAAACACGCCCGGGATTGTGGCGTTGATACCGCTCGGACGAAACCTCATTAAGCTCGCCACTCAGTGCCGCTTAGTTCTATGCAAAGGTGCCGGGCGCGTTGACTACTGGCCCGTGTACGAAAAGGTAACCGTCTTGACTCGTGAAGAAGTCGGACAAGAACTTGGTGGTAACTAGGCACAGAGCCTGCTAATCAAACCTCGCCGCGCGGGTTAATGCGCAGATGTTCAATAGAGACGGTGAGAACTAGCGAGACGCGAGCCTAGATCAAGGTGGTCGCGATATACCTCGAAAAGGATCCTTACTAGCTCACCGTTTCTATTGAGCATCGTGGCTGAGAGGTTTAAGGCAAAGGTCGCTCCTGTCCGCTAAAATAGTTCTCGGTAAAGTGGTGACATTCCGATGTTGGTTGGAATCGAGCTGGTTTATACGAGTAACGAACCCAATCGGACCGCAGGTTCAAATCCTGCCGATGCTCTTCAACTCCCGGGAACATTTGAAAGAGTGCGTGATATAACTCCCGGACATCGAGTGTGCTGATGTACCTATAAGTATCCCGTCCAGATCCCAATGACGTTAAAGTAGGGCGGGTGATTCCAGCACTTTCAAAAATTGGAGGCCTTTCGGTGTAGGTTAACCGTTCAACTTTTGACCACAAGGTCACGGAAAAAAGGCCGGTTCGATTCCGGCTCGGTGGCTGAGTTCTGGTGAGAAGGGAGTCAGGTTCAAATCCTGATGATTGTCTTCGCGCTTGACAACGCGGAGTAACTCTGGTGAGACAAAAGCCAACTAGCTAACATACCTAGGTCAATGTATGTCAAACTTTCCGACCCACCAACACGGCTAAGAATACCGAGAGTTAGACAGGCACATCTGGGAGCCGTTTAGCGTGCAAAATCTCGGTACCTTGTGTTGGTGGGTTTCTCTTTGTAGATAAGGCCGGGCGCGGCAGCGCCAACGGCAGGGAGGCAGTCCACCGTGGCATAGAGCCTGCTTGTTCTTGTTGTTCGCTCTGGAATGTTTCCACGGCAAACACTTTAACAAGCAGGTTTTGTTTTTGTTATGAAGACTATTCACTTCCGTGCAGACCAAATCATCGAACAAGCAACTAAAGACAACGCAAAGCGTATGATCGGAAATCGTTATTTTGTCTTGTTCTACTACGACACCGATTTAAGACTTCACGTGTACGACACGCGCGAAATCGCTAAATGCAACGACGCTGTGATTGCCAAGAATCCCAGCTACGTTTTGATTGCTGTTGAAAGCTTTCCTGACGAGCGCAGTTGCCGTGATTGCTGTGCGTCTGTGCGACTTACTGAGCGCATTCATGAATCCTTCCAAAAGCTTGCAAAAGAGCAACTGGGTTTAAGTTAAGCTCCGCGGGGCCGCTGCCGCGGCCAGCCCAACAACCCAGCGGCCTTGGACTTGCTCTAACATCTCATGTTACGCAAGTTACTACTTCCAATCCTCGCCGCCCTACTTGTCCCCATTACGTTAACCGCTGCCGGTTTACTAATGGGGATTTTTCTTGCCTCCACGCTAACTGGCCTGATTGGTTGGCTAAAACTACTCAATCGCATCCTGGACCTATGACCAAAGTTGACCTCAAAATCTTAACGGACTCCGCCGAGATTCGCGCCGCGCTGACTAAGCTCTCCGAGCGACAACTTCAGAAATACAATAGTCACCGAGATTCGATGTTAGCGGCGCGTCCCGACGGCACCGTTATTGTCTATCGACCCACACAGAAATGAACAAACCGCCATCCGTCGCCGTGATAATGTTTCAAACCCCGCGCCGCTTCTATCGTCTCGACGTTGACCGCGTGACATTCAATAACCTCCTTGCTAAAGGCGCCGAACTAACCGCGCTTGTCATTGGAACCGAACTTTATCGCCGCAAGACACTTACGTCTAAACAACGCTTCGTGTCTGCGGGGATTGTTGGACAATTAATTGACACCTTCGAACTATGAGTGACACACCAAGAACGGATGCGGCCCGATGGGACGATAACGATCCGTACGAAGCAATGGCCCACGAGTGCAGTAAAATGGAGCGCGAACTCACCGCAGCCCGCGCCGAGATTGAGCGGCTGCGCGGGGAGATTGAGCAAGCCTATTTGGAGGGTTGCATCGACGGGCACAACGCGGCCCATCCAGAAAGCAATGGTAAGGACAAGTGGGAATATTCCCGCGCCAAGCGCATCTCGGAGGGTAAGGAATGACAACCCAACAACTCTACGCAACCATTATTCTCACACTGTTGGCTCTGACAATCGGCGCAGTTGAAGCGATCTATGGTCTATGGTCCGCACTGGCTGTCTGTGTGATGATTGCGGGCGGTGGACTTTTTCTCATTAGAAAGTTATGAAACTCAAGTATGATACAAGCACCTTAAACGGCAAAATTGCTGTTATGCAAGAATATGAACGTACAGGAAAACGTCCTATGTGCAGAGGAGGACTCGATAAGAACTTCCGCCCGTTAAGTACATCACCCTTCTGGCAATGGAATGATCTTGACTACAACTATCCCGTCGAACCTACGCTCAAGCCGTGGACGTTTGAAACGACGCCCAAATCTTATATGTTGCTCAAACGTAAAGCGCAAGAACCACTGATTGTTGTTGTTGCAGTCGCTTGGACAAAATCTGCCATACGCACATTACATCCTAATTTCGACGCCGCGACGTATACGTTTGATTATCTGCTCGAACATTTTGAACACTCTCTCGACGCTGGCAAAACCTGGCAACCTTGTGGAACTTATGAATCCTAAAGATCTCAAACGACTAGAACGATTCACCGCCGCGGCTCTGTCGGGCTTGTGCGCGAATCATGAGACGCTCAAAATAGCATTGTCCATAGACAGAGACTCCAATGTTACTGAAGGCAGTACAATCGGAGCCTTGTCTGTACAGATGGCAACACTCACACTCAAGTCATTAGACCAATATGCCTCAAATCAATCCACCACCTAAAATTAATCCCTACGGCGGTTTCGGCGACGAGGTCGGCCCGACGCGCGGAACGTTGTCACCAAACCCTGACGCCGTAATCAACAATCTCTCAGCGCAACTAGATAACGCTCTCGCGCTAGTCGTTAAGAAGCAGAAGTCTCTTGACGAACTACGCGCCGCGCTGCGAGAACGATTGAACAAAGAACCTCTTACTTTCCTTAAGATTGATCTACTCAACATCATTGATCTATGAAAGACAACTCCTACAAAATCTCTCGTTCATACGCGCGCGGCTGCGCGGTCACAAGTCTAGACGCACTTCCTAAACATGACGGTTGTGCTAAACCATTTGACATGCGTGCCTGGGAACGGCGCCGAGCGGAACAGGGACGACCACTTACTACTGTTTCTAACCACAAACCTCGTGGCAAACAAAAGATAGGAGCTTTAATGTGAAACCCCTAACCTTCCACGAACTTCGCGTCCGGCTTGGGCGGCGCGAGTTGACACCCGAAGAACATAACATCGAGACTATTCTCGACACAGCAACAAAGCGCATCTGGCGCCTATCACCGCAAGAAAAACGAGTAATGCGAGCGGTGAACGACTGGCCCCGCGAATCCCAGCGCAACATCGCTTGGAGTCTCGGACTCAAACTCAAAACCTTCAAAGCGCATTTGCTTAATGCGAGGAAGAAATTAAAATGAAACCAATCTTCATTTCAACCCATCTCCTCGCCGTCGGGCTCGGACTTGGACTCGGCGCGGTGTTAAGTAACACCGACTCCAAACGCATATTTGCCGCGGGCGCAATAGCTGGTATTAACATTTCAGTAATTGATAATGGTCTTCGCCGGCAAGGCGTAACACTGTCACAAGATGAGATCAAGAAACTAATCAATAACGAATGGCTTAAGTTTAAATGAACTCCCCGCGTTGTCCCCGCTGTCTCAAGTCAATGCCCGCCGAACGTAAGTCCGCCGGGTTCGCAATGTGTGTCTCATGTTCTCCACAAATCGCGCTCAAAGGCGCCAACATCTACGGCCATAAGACCGCCGGTGCGGTCGAGATTATGCATCCTGACACGTATCGTAACTATAAACGGGTTAGCTCGCGGAAGGCTAAGGGTACGCATGGGCCGAGTTTTCAGCGCGGTACAACCGCTGTCTACCGATGATCTCTATAATAATTCCAACTCGTAACCGCCCCGCGCTCTTGCGGCGCGCGATGGAATCCGTCCTCAGTCAAAGTCACGGAAACTTTGAACTAATCGTCGTGGATAACTCAGACGGCTATGATCCGCGAATCGCTGATCTTGATCGTATCGAAGACGACCCCGGCAGAATTCGTTATCTTCCGCCCGGCGACCGTTTACCGATGTGGGATAACTGGCGTCGCGGCTTTAACGCTGCGCGCGGCGACTGGATTATGTTCCTTCCTGATAAGTGCATTCTCGTGCCGGGCGCCTTACACGCGCTTATCTCTCAACAGCTTTCTCCCGAGTGGATTTATACGTGGGAGATCAGTTACGGCGTAAAGCCCCGCGCCGCGCGGACTGAACGTAACTATCAAGAGTTCAGCGTAGAACAAACCTTCTCTCATACACGCACACACGCCGAACTTTCTAACGTCTTTCCGCACGGCATGAACGCGCTCTATCCGCTCGGACTACTACACGACTGGTTCTTCCAATCTTCATGCCCTGACTACTACGCAGGCTGTTGTGCTCTCTATAAGTCAAAGGGCGTCCGACATCTACCACAACCGCTAACTTATGTCCCGCGCAATAATCCATTGCTTGCTTCGACAGGCGCAATGGTCGCGCTCAGTCATCCCGGCGCGACCGAATATCTAAAAGACGTTCATCTTCCGGGCGGCGAGCTAGTTGATCCAACGTATTGCTGGGGTTACGTCGAGAAGATCCTTTATCTTCCGTTTAATTTCGCGGCGTATCTGCGCCATACGCTTAATCGCGCCCGCGCAGGCTGTTCGACGGACAAGCAAGTCAAATTCATCTTAGCTAACTGGAAAGACTTTCTTGCCGCCGCGCCGAGCACGTTCATTTCAATCCTATCCCAACTCGTCAAGCGTGCGCGGGAATAATCCTTGGCACGCCACAAGCTTAGTCCTAATTCCTAATTTCTAACGCCTCCGCTGCACAGCGTTAAATGTGTGGCAAAACAAAGTAACATAACATGTCTGATAATACCCCTGTAGAAGTTCCCACCGAAAACGTGACCATTGGCGGAACGGTCTTTCCGTTCACCGAGATCACTGAACCCGGACGTAAGTCCAAGAAGAATCCCACGCCGGCGCCGACGATCTACGTCCGTCCGGTTCTCAACGGCCTGGACGAACACGTTGAGTTCGTGAAGTCCATGCTTGTCTCCGCCGGGGACAAAGCCGTCGATCTGTTCGACAAGTTGTTCGTCCCGCACTTCAAGACCGTGTCTGATAATGGTCTGTACAACAAGGACGGCTCCGTCAGTCTTGAGAAGTTGCCCTCGTTGCTGGTCGCCCTCCGCCACAGCAAGTCCGGACCGTCGCTCGAAGACCTCGAACGCCTCAAGGACGAACTCAACGCCGAGTGTTTGGAGATTCTCGCGCTGGTGTCGTTGCAGCGCCGCGACTCGGCCGCGTACGTCGCCGAGCTCGAAAAACAGGGTCTCACCGAAGACCAGTACGTTGTCAAGTGTTTGTCCGTTCAGCAACGGCTCCAAGATGTGCAGCGCGCTCATCTCGAAGCGCAGCAGGCTAAGGCCGCTCGCGCCGCGAACCGTGCCGCGAAGCAGGCTAAGGATGCTGGCAACGCGGCGGTGTAAGTAACGTTCCACCCAAACAGGACTCCCAGGATGTAAAAGTCCTGGGAGTTTTTTCTTTTTATGGCATACCGTTTGCTGACCCAGTTACACTCCTATCATGAAAACCTTTGTATGCACTCAGTTCACAGGGCACTATCCTGTCGGTGTTGCTGCTGTTGTCATTGCTCCAGATAGAGTAACAGCGACGCTCATTCTTAATGAACAGCTGAAACAACGATTTCTTCCGGGCGATGCTGCTATTGTAAACATGATTGAAATACCCACAGACTTACCGTCTTGTGTTATTCTAGCAGACGGAAACTATTAACATGCCCATCTCCCTCTCCTTAAACCAAATCATCGCCCTGCTCGACGGCGACGACGAACTCTCCGCCGAGCGCGGCTGGCTGATTCGTAACACGTTCGCCGCCGCGGAATGCACAGTAATTCGCGCCGAACTCGCGGCAAAGATACGCGCTGAAGATCCCGCCGGGCAGATCATCCACATTCAGTCTTACGTCATGGCCGAGTCCGGCGTGACAGTACATACCGCGTGGACTCCAATTACGTGGCACGAATCATCCGAACGGCGCCGCTTACACCAGTTGAACAACTCAACCTGGCGTAAAGAACAGAACGAAAAACACCAGTGCTACGCCGCGGCGGAAGAACTTGGCCGGCGCATCACCGCCGCATTTGGAATCCCCGCGAAGACATACGTCAGTATGTTTATCGTACAAGCAGAAAAATTCAAATTTAATCCCGAAGAATTCAAAGCCTATCTCGAAGAAGCAGACAAGAAATTCAATATCTCGCAAGCATATGAACTCATCACAAGAAAAACCGAAACAGAAGAAAGTCCCCGCGGATCTCAAGAAGTTCCTATCGAGTCAGAAGAAGGTAATACGTTCTCTCGACAGACAGATTCGCTTGGCAACATTGCAATCGGAGAAGATTACAGACAAGATTCAAACGCTAATGGAAATCAATGACAAGATCTTGAAGTCCAAGCTTACGTCTATGACGTATCGCGAACGCGAACTCAAAGCCATCCAACTCGAAGCCGTTAAGCTTCGCGGCGACCTCGATCCGATTGAACTGGGTGAAGTTCTGTCCACGTACCTAAAATGAAAGTCGCCCCGCCGCGCTCAACCATTGAGCTACCGTCAGTCTTCACCGGCGCAAAGCCTCCGGTCACATCAACCTCGAACGCCGCGCTCGTTAGTGCCGCCCGGGCGCGCGCTAAACAAGTCGTAGAATTCGCAAAGACCTCGCGCTTCTCTGGCTGGGAAGACATGCAGTTGAAGTTCAACGTCTATGTTCCACCGAACTTCACCGCTCAGCCATATAGCTATATGGCCGTGCTCGGCTGGGCCGCGTGGTATGAGAAGAACGCCGCGAAACAAGTCCTCGAACCAGACGAAGTAACGTCCAAAATTCACTATCCAAAAGACCTCGCCGAGGTCGTCTGCGGCGCATATACACTCCGCCCGCGCCAACGTAAGGCGCGCTGGCAAATCCTCGACGAGCTAATCGTCCGCGGTCATCATGACGCAGTGCTGTGTCCGATGAATACCGGCTCGGGTAAGACCATCGTCGCGGCGAGTATCATTCAAGAGTTCCAAAGGAGTTCATACTTTAACTTGGGTAATAAGTTCAAACTCTGGAACATCATCTACATCGTACCAAAAGCAGTCCAAATCAAAACTATTAGAGCGCTAATCAAAGCGGGCATCACCGGGATTGGCTCCGACGTACACGTCATACCATACACCGGTCTGCGGAGCAAAGAGTTCAAGAACCTGTTCTCCGAGCGACAAGTAACTAACCCGTACAACGGAGAACTTCAGACAGTCTATGACTTCAAGATGGGCGAGCCCGCGCTAGTCATTCTGGACGAGTGTCACCGCGCGTCTAATCCCGAGGCACTAACCTCGCGCTACATCAAAGCCTTTATCTCCCCGCGGACTAAGTTCTTGTTCATGTCCGCGACTCCGGCAATTGTGCCCGAGGACTTGCGTCTATTTGCCCTCGCGTCCGGTCATAAGTTCAACGGCGAACGCATTGACGATGTGAACTGGGGCGCGTTCGTCTCAGTCCGCGCGAACGCTAATCGTTTCGCAGTCAATCACGCCGCAATCACGCGTGTCTTTGACACGTTTGGCACGGCCATCGTTGATCCGCCCGCAGACCCGCGCAAGGTCAAGTCATACAACGGCGTCAAGCTAATCAACTTCCGCAGCGAGCGTGACAAACGGATGTATGAGAACGCACAGCAAGCATGGCTTGAGAAGTGTGAAAAGTTCGGACAATCACCGTCCGAGCGTGGCCAGATCCTCGTTGCGTTCACTAACTTCCGGCGCGCCGCGGAACTAATCGCCGTGGACCAAGTCGTCGAAGCATGTCTCGTTGAGCACGCCGCCGGACGCGCACCGATTATGGCCGTGTGTTACAAGCAGACAGTTCGCGCCGCCGTCGCGGAGTTCGCCAAGCGTGGCATTCCGCGCAGCAAGATCTCAATCATCTGGGGCGGCGACCCCGAAATTAAGGAATCCGATGTCATACCATTGCTCGACTGGGTAACGTTACGGTCGGAGGTTGAACAACCAGGTTATGTTTGGTCCGACAGAAAACTCCGCGCGAAGTATAACAAGTCCACGCGCTACCATCAGTCGCGCCTGACCAACGAGCGCACAGTCGATGAACAGCGCGAGCTTGACCGCTGGACTTCGACCATGAAACTCCACGATCAGACACCGGAGCAACGTCAAGACGAGATCGACAACTTCCAAGAAGGCCGCACCGAATTTTGCATATTCACCTTGTCGGCGGGCGGAACGGGCATTGATCTCGACCAACAGATCGAGCGCGCCCGGCCGCGGACTATGTTCGCCATGCCGTGCTATTATGCCGAGGAATTTGTTCAAGCGTTCGGCCGCGCTTATCGCGAGTTCACACTCACGGACGTGTATCAGTGGGTCGTACTGTTTAACGGAACTATTGTCACCAATCATGTCGCGCCGCGGCTCGCGAAGAAGATTGCGTGCATTAACAAAACCACTAGGAGTGGATTGGAGTTAGAGAACGAACTGTTCGAAGCGGCCAAGCGCGGTAAGCTTGTGAACGAACCGATCGCCGCCGCGCCGGAAGTTGAAGTGTCGGAAGATACTGTTGTTGAAGATGATGAAGATGAAGACGAAGAGTAATTATGAAAATCGCCCCACCATCTCCCGCCGCAATTACCGCGGGCATAACTGAAATCTCTGCGCGCCGCGGCTTCGTTGTCGCAGCCACGGAGAAACAAACCTCCGCGCAGGAGTTCGTCACATACGACTCCGACATGCTAGCGGTCCTGCGCAATGCCGAACTTCTCGCCGAGTATAAGTTTCCCGTCCTTATCCTCGGAGAGTCAGGCACCGGTAAGGAACTCCTCGCGCGTGTCCTTCATGGCAACCGTAACACTATCGCAAGTATCTCGGCGCGGATGAAGCTCGACTTGTTCTACGCAATCAACTGCTCCGGCATACCAGAAACCCTATTCGAGAGTCTCCTTTTTGGTCACAAGTCCGGCTCGTTTACCGGCGCCGAGGGAGACGAACTAGGGCTACTCCGCGCGGCACATAACGGCACCGCCTTTCTCGATGAGGTCGGTGACCTCCCGCCATCTCAACAAACCAAACTCCTCCGCGTGATCCAGACCGGACGAGTCCGCCCAGTCGGTGACACGACTGAGTATCCTATCAATTGTCGGTTCGTATTCGCTACGAACAAAGACCTTAAGGCCATGTCTCTTAAAGGTACGTTCCGAGAGGATCTCTACTATCGTATCTCCACCTTTGTTCTCCGCACCAAACCGTTGCGCGACCGAGAGTGCGATGTTAAACCAATCGCCGCGCGGATTGCACAGCGGCATAAACTAACACCTTTGGACGACTCGATGTCCATTCCCCCGGCGGCGTATAACCGTGGCAATGTCCGCTCGTTAGAGAACTGGATGTTGCGGCGAGAACTACTTGGATTATCTGATGATGAAGCTTTAATTGATCTATGAAAATCGCCCCACCCGGCAGTAACGTTCCGCCGCGCAAACCAATCTTGCGCGCGCCAATCCCATACTATAACGCGCGCGCCGCCGCAGAGTTCTGGTCGATGTTAGAGACATGGCGCGCGGGCGGCTGCCAAAGACTAAGCTTCTCACCAGAAGCCACAGGAGATCCCGAGAATACGTTAAGGTCAAAGTTGTATAACCCCTTGCGTTGGCTCAAAGAGAACGGCGCGCCAGAACAACAAAACCTCGCCAACACCTTGTCGTGGACCAAGATTGGATTTGAGTTTGTCCTCACCGTCAAGCGCCCAAAGATAGCCGGCACGTATGACCAAGCCATATTCCGCGCGGAAAGTACGCCAGCTGAGATGAACATACCAAGCAACACAAGCTCGGCCTATCGTGAGGTCGAGCGCGACGTGATTAAGTTCATGGAATCTAATCCGTATGATGGTACCACCGCGACGCGGCCAGTCTTCGAGGTCACCGGCGTATTCCTAACTGAAACTATGGCAAAAGAACTAGAGGATCTCGTCAAAGAATATGGCGGTTTCATTCCGCTCGTTCGCGCCGGGCACCGCGGATCGGTGCGAGTGATACCTTGCAGTGAAGATGAGATGAAAGGATTGAAAGTATGACCCCCGCAGAAATCCTCGGCTGGCCCACAGCCGACATCGAGAAACTATCTGACGTAGACATCGAGCGCATACTCGCTCCGATGTTTCCGCACACTCGCCCCGCGACGCCCGCGCCGGCGTTGACTATGCTCGGCGACAAGATCTTTGGCGACATGTCGCCTGAGATGCTCGCTAAGATTGAAGCTTTGAAACCTAAACCTGTTAAGTTTGGAAAGAAATAATATGGAACTTACGTTTACAGAAGAACTCCCGCCCGGCGCAATCCCAATCTACGTTGACGCCTCGCTAATGAAAAAGAGCGGGTGTCAACTAGCCTTCAGCCTGACACTCAAAGGACTACGCAAAATCATAGACGATCCCATTCTCACCCTCGGCAAAGCGGTCCATAAGTTCGCCGAAGTCGCTTGGGAAAATGACCTTCAAGCTCTCGCCGCGGGGCGAGATGTTATGGTCGATGCCAAGCTAGACGCCGCGGAGTTCATTAGCGTAGCAAGCACGCGCCCGGCCGGTGTAATTCCTAAACCTCTCGTCGTTAATGGCCGCGCGGGCACGGAGTTCTACTTCGAGACGCCGTGGTTAACCTTCGTCTATAAAGGCCTTACCTATGTAATCATCATTTGCGGAACGATAGACCATGTCTCGTTTGTCAACGGCGTCATGCGCCTGTACGACTACAAGACCACGCGCTACTACAAAATTCAAGACGCTCTATCCAAGTACAAGTACGAGATGCAGTTTACCTTCTACGCCTGGGCGCTCTGGAAGTTCGGACACAAATTTTTCCCACTTGAAATTCATAACGCAATCCGTGACCTCAAGTTAACCTTTAGTGTCGTTGTTATCCAGATCAAAACCAAGCCGCCGAAGTGGACTATCAGTTCGCCGCAGGGATTCATTCAGTCAGACCTGGAGAACTTCGAGAACGAACTAAAGAAATCCCTGCTCTCCAACTTGTTGCCATACTTAGATGGAGAGTCCGCCTCCAACGGTCGTATCTCTAACGCCTGCGCACAGTGCAACTTCGCCGAGCTATGTTATTGCTCGCCGGGTATGGAAGATGCTCTCATTGCTAGCCTCTATACACAGAAACAATACACACCTAAATCGCACACTTAAATGGAACCTCCCAAAATAGAATTCCCCAAACCAATCATCTGTATCATCGGCGACTCCGGCACAGGCAAGTCAACCTCGCTGCGCAACATGCCGTGGAACGACACTAAATTTATAGATGTCGAGCGGAAGGGACTTCCGTTTGACAGTAAGCCCATCGTTGACTATTCCGCGCCGGACTCTAGCGCGAAGGTCATTCAGGCAATGATCGCCGCCAAGAGCGCGAAGAAACGCTACTGCGTCATCGAC